GTCGTGTGCTTCTAATTCTGCATCAATATCTAGTTTTTCTAGTTCTTCTAATGCAGTTTGCATTTTTTCTTCATCGGTTTTGCGTTTTGCAACCCATGCACGTTGTCTTCCAGCAAGTGTTTCGATACTTTGTTCAATTTTTTTGTTACTTGCTTCTATTGCATTGATCTTCAGGGTTTCTTCTGTGATAAAGTCTTTGGTTTGTTTAACTTTTTCCTTTAACAAGTCTGCTTTCTCTGTGAGAATAGTAATACCAAGTAGCTGTTCAATAACTGCACGTTGGTCATTTGCTCTCATACTAAGGAAAGGCTCTGTGTAAGTGTTGAGTGCAACAATATGTTTGAACATATCGTGGCTCATGTCTAGTAAACTGTCAATATCTTTTTGTGTTTGCCGACTATCGCCCTGTGATTCGTCAACATCTTCTTTTTGTTCGTGGTCATTTATATAAAACTTGAGAACATTTGGCGATCTACCACGTTCGATCCGATATTGATTGTTGCCTTTCTCAAAGTTAAGGGTAACCAACATACCTTTGGAATTAGTCTTGTTAATAAGATTGTTCCGTTTGATGTTGGTTAGTGCTTGGCCGTACAAGGCGTAGGATAATGCATTGATTATCGTTGTTTTACCTGTACCGTTTCTGGATCCGGTGTCGTCACCTCCTTGGTCTAAGTTTTCACCAAGCACAAGAGTGAGTTGCTCCTTGTTGAAGTCAACTGCTTGGGTAACATTACCCACACTCATAAAGTTTTTTACTGTTAAGTCTTTAATTTTTATCATACTAGCTCATTGTATATGTCTAATAACAGTTTCTTGTTAAACTGTTCGCTGTCGATTGCTTGGATCTCGTTGCTAACAATCTGATCTACACTTTCAAATTGTTCAATATCCAAGTCTGTGTTGATTTCCTCAATGTGTTTCTGGGGAATTAGTGTGATCTCTCTACAGTTGTATGTGTCGATAAACGTTTCTTTGATGTATGTTGCTTCTTCAAAGCTGATATCAATGTCAAGTGTTACTCTTAGGTACATACTTGGCTTGATAAGACTGTCTTTCTCATCAATCAACTGTGATAACTTGACTGTACGGTACTTAGGACACTCAGGCCAGTTGATATACTCTGGTTCTGCATCGTTCTCACGGTCCAATATCATCATACCACGGTCATCATCCCAAGCATCTGCATAGTTGTGTGGGAAAGCATTACCAATGTAGTGTATCTTACCCTGCTTCTGTCTCTTGTGGAAGTGTCCGCTGAACACATACTCTTGATTCTTGAAGTGTTCCGACTTTAGTTCACCGTGATCTGGCATCTGCACCATAGCATTCATATAGAAACTAGGCAGTTCGAAGTGTCCAAACAAGTATTTGGCCTGTAACTTCTCCATACGGCGCCATTCGTCGCCTACTAACCACGGAACCAGTGCTACATCGTCAATAACCTGTATCTCATCTACCACTGTTACGTTAGGAATGTGCTTGGCAAACTCTGTTGACTTTACATCACGCTTGTCTTTGTAGTACAAGTCATGGTTACCAGCAAACATATAGAACTTTTCAAACGATTCGCCTAGTTTCTCCAACAACCTAATGGTTGTATCCATGGTTGTGAGGTTAAGACTGTTCCTATTATGGTGCCAGTCACCGCAAAAGATGCCTGTTTCGCAATTATTTGCTTTTGCTGTCTCGATATACCAATTGATATAGTCTTCACAGTCCTGATTATGGACACGTGAGTTGCCTTTCATACCTAAATGTATGTCAGTAAATACTGCTGCCTTTTTAAACAATAGAATACTCCACTTCGCTTACAGTATAAAGTAGAAAATTTAAGAAATCAACCTTTATTTGCGTTTTCTCTACGCTGTGCTGCTTCCCATTCACCGCTGTGCAGTCTTGTATGCGACGGATTCATATCGTTCATCTCAAGAATATCATCTCTAATGTTTTGAGCACGTTTTTCAATGTTAATCACACGTACAAAACTGTTAGTAACTGCTGCTGTGTAATATGCAAATGGGTTTTGTGACTTGCTTTCGTCAAACTGTAAGCCAATTTGTGCAAGTTGTAGGATTGCTTGCCCTCTCATTTCGTCATTGTATGTGTATCCACGTACATTGCCTCGTGTTGCATAGCGATCACACAACTTCATCCACATACGGGCTAGGTTATTTGTAGCTTTACCATGCTCTTTACTAAAGTAACCGTTCTCCATACCACCTATCCAGTGGCTTTTACCAACACATACTAAGTTATTGTTATCGTCAAATTTATAATGTTTAAAAGGAGGAAAGTTAAGTTTTGTTTTATGATCTGCAACGGTCTTAGGATTTTTCTTTCTTCCAGGCTCATCTGGAATATGATCAAATGTCATAATACGGAACACAAGGTCAGTTTTATCTATAGTTCGATAGTCTACTTCAAATTCTGCCATCTTTACCTTCTTGCCAAGCGATTTTGCTTCTTCATAAGCAGTTTGACCTTGTTTTTTTGCTTTGTTACGCTTTGCTTCTGCTATAGTTCTGATGTTTATTTTTTCTACTTCGGGCAATATTATGTCATACATTGCATATTCGGGCGATACATAGCTGCAAAATGTTGCTTTTGATTTGTGTATTTCAGCTAACATATCTTTGTTGTTTAAATAATTTACTTTTCTAGCCATTCAAAATGTTTTCCTTTTTTACATTATAATACACGCACTTATTTTTGTCAACTAAATACAATATAGGAGTCGATATGTCTAATACCCCGATACAATCAAAAGTTTATAACCAAAGTAGAAACTTAGTAATTACTAATCCTGCTGATATCACAAAACAGCGTAGATTAAACAATTTACCTAATGGTGCTGAACCACAAAGACGACTTGCACAAACTGCAACGTTTTTGCCTACAGATGATACACAGCCAGATTGGCGTGTAAAAATCAGTGTCCCCAGTTTGTCAACGTTTAGAACCAGCAGTGTGTTACAACCTTTGTCTGCAACTGGTTATAATGTTGTATTTCCGATTACTCCTACAATCAATTTAGTTACTAGTGCTATGTATAGTGAAATGCATCCAGTACATAGTAATTATCCCTTTCCGGCATATACTAATAGTCGTACTGAGGACATTGTTGTTGCAGGTAATTTTCCTGTGCAAACTCAAGAAGATGGATTATATTGGCTTGCAGCAGTGCATTTATTTAGAAGTTTGACAAAAATGTTCTATGGTGAAACCAGTGAAAAAGGTTCACCACCCCCTGTTGTTAAACTCAACGGGTATGGAAGTTATGTTTTAAATAATGTTCCTGTTGTAATTACACAATTTAGTTTTGATCTGCCTAACAATGTTGATTATCTACAGGTTGGAGCCGCAGGTATAACACCTGACAAGTACCAAATGGTTCCTACCAACAGTTTGTTTAGTGTAACTTGTAAGCCAGTATACAGCAGAGCAAAAGTTTCTACCTTTTCTATGGACGAATTTGTACGCGGCAATCTTGCTAATGAAGGATTTATTTAATGGCACAATATGGAAAAACCAGTCCTTGGGCTAATACTCCTTACAACGATACTGGAGAACTTGATATTTTACAAATACGTCCTGTACCTGCAGAAGATGATGATATTTTATATACTATTGAGCCACAATACACATACCGTCCTGATTTATTAGCATTTGACTTGTATGGTTCTAGTAAATTATGGTGGGTATTTTCACAACGTAACATAGATACATTGAAAGATCCGGTATTTGATTTTATTCCAGGCACACAAATATATTTGCCAAAGTCATCAGCTGTGAAAAAAGGTCTTAATTTATAATGGCAATAGAAACAAATAGTTTACATCAATTTGCAAGTTTCAACACTGTTTTTACTTTTAGTTGTTTAACTAGAGAAGAAATAGCAGTACCCAATGAAACTTATAGAAATTCAGGACCTGCAAATGTAATTTTTCAAAGTGGTGGTACTTACAATAACAAAGTAACAACTGCTTATGAAGATGCTATAGGTGGGAAACTAGAATATTATATTGATAATGTTTTGATAGAAGGTTTATGTGTTCCAAACACAAAATCACGTACCACAAATGCAAATTACATTGAATTCACAGTTACTGAACCTTATAGTATGGGATTGTTTTTACAAACTTGTCAATTAGCTGCAACTATGAGTGGCTATACAAATTACCAAAGAGCTCCATTTATGCTTAGTATGGAGTTTGTAGGTTATGATGATGACGGAGATATTATTGTTACAGAAAGCGGACAAAATTTACGTAGAGATGTACCTGTAAAAATTACAAATATTACATTTGAAGTAAATGAAGGTGGTACGGTTTACAGTGTTGAAGCAATGCCTTGGAACGAACAGGCATATTTAGATGATAAAACTGGTATACCAATTGATGTAAGTTTAAAAGGCAAAACAATTGAACAATGTTTGCAAAGTGGAGAACAAAGTCTTTGCACAATCATGAATGGTCACTTTGAAGAATTAAGACAACAAAATAAATTAGTAGAAGCAGATGAATTTATTGTTACTTTTCCTAAAGATATTTCCACAAAATTTAATCCTGCTCAAGTAGCATCTACAACAGATGTTGGCGCAACAACACAAAGCAGAGGAACTAGACGCAGAGGAGGCAGTGCAATTTTTGGCTTAGTAGCCGCAGGTATTGCCGGAGGTGTTGTAAGCAATCTAGCAAAAGGAAATAATTTTAGTACAAGTTTGTCTAATACTTTTGGAGGCATAGTAGGTGGTTTAGATAAAAGTTTAGGTGGTTTATTAGGCAATTTTAAATCAGGAAACACACAAGGTTTATTTGAAGCAGTTAGTGGATTTCTTGGAGCTCAAGCACCACAAAACTTTGAAAGTTTTCTAAGCATGGTTACAGGACAAGTTTTAACAAAAAGTAACATAGGACAAAACCTTGCAAGAATTGCACAAAATCCTGCTGATTTGAATAATTTAGGTAAAGCAAAAATTATTGAAGGTTTCGAAGAACAAGGTAAAGCACCTATGCCACAAACTGGACAAGTTTATGACAAGAAAAACAAAGTTTATACAAGAGCAAAAAACACTATAAGCAATGACGAAAGAGTTTTTGAATATCCTACAGGTACTAGTATGATTAAAGTCATTGAAGATGTAGTTTTAACCAGTGCTTGGGCTAAAGAACTTAAAGATAGAGCTCCTGATGAAAACGGTATGATACCTTGGTTTAGGATTGATGCCGAAACATATTTAAAAGCAAATGCTACACACGAAAATGTGTATGGCGAAGATGCTAAAGTTTTTCATTACAAAGTTGTAGAATACATGATGCATAGCAGTCATTTACAAAGACCGGCTGATCCAGGTTTAAATTATCAACAACTGCGTGAAAAAGCAAAAAAAGAATACAACTACATATACAGTGGAGAAAACACAGACATACTTAATTTTGATATAAGATTTAATGCTGCATTTTTTCAATTTTTACAAGCTGATTATGGACAAGGTAGTTTAGATGCTAAAACAGGTGGAATACAAAACAATGCTGTTTTACAAAAACCACAACAATTAACTATGAAAACCAATAATTCAGGTGCAAACAGTGCAACTGGATTACCTGCACAAAGTTATGTAATCAACACCAGCACACAAGGCAACGGTGGTTCTGGTATTGACAACAGTAAAATTAGATGGGCTAGAAATTTCCATGATAATATTCTAGGTTCAGGAAGTATGGATTTAGTAGAAGTTGATTTAGAAATCTTTGGAGATCCATATTTTATAGTAGACAGCGGTATGGGTAACTGGACAGATGCACCAGGAGATTTAAACAGCACTTCTACTGGACAAATTGATTATCAAAGAAGTGAATCAGATGTTTTGTTAAACTTTAGAACTCCTATAGATTATAATCCAGAAACTGGAGGTATGATATTTCCTGAAGACACTATACCTGTGCAACAATTTAGCGGATTATATCGTGTAACAAAAATAACAAATGAAATAAGAAGTGGACAATTTACGCAAACTTTGAAATTGTTGAGACGTAGAGGGCAACCAGAAGATACAAATACAACAGGAGATAATCCTGTAAAAGTTAGAGATAGTCAGCCAAATGAAAATATGGCAAGCCCATACACAACATAAGGATTTATAATGAGTAATAAAGTACAAACACCAGAACAAAAACGTTCAGCTGGTATTGTAGAGCCAGCAAAAAATCCTGGTCCTTTTATAGCTCGTGTTATCAAACACGCTGATCCTTATTATCTTGGTGGTTTAGAAGTTGAATTGTTAAAAACCACCGAAGCAGGAAATGCAGGCGAAACTCTAGGGCAAACTGCTATTGTGTATTATGCAAGTCCATTTTATGGCGTAACTGGTGCACAGCATTTAGGTAAAAATGACAGTTATTCAAACTCACAAAAAAGTTATGGTTGGTGGGCAGTACCACCAGATCCTGGTACACTTGTTCTTGTAACATTTGTTGAAGGCAGCAGAGAGTTTGGATATTGGTTTGCTTGTGTTCCTGAAAAAGGTATGACTTATATGTTGCCAGGTGGACAACCTGCAACAGAACAAACCAGTGGTAATATTCCTAGCGAACTGCGTGGTAAAAAATTACCAGTTGGTGAATACAACAAAAAAATTACTAAACCAAGTACAAACAATGTTGTAAAATACAAACGTCCTGTAAATGAAGATTTTATTACTCAGCTACAAGAACAAGGATTAATTGAGGACGATATAAGAGGTATTACAACCACAAGTGCGCAACGTGAATTTCCAAGCAGTGTATATGGTTTTAGTTCACCAGGTCCTGTTGATAAACGTGGCGGATCACCACAAGGCAGAGTAGGTGTAAAAGAAAGTAGAGCCACAGTTCATACCAGCAGATTAGGTAGTAGCAGTATTGTCATTGACGACGGAGACGATAAACTTTTACGCAAAGGATCGCCAGAAGATACACCATACGAATATGTTAACAAAGAAGCCAGTGAAAGTGGTGGCGATGTAACAATACCTGCAAACGAAATGATCCGTTTCCGCACACGTACAGGTGCGCAAATTATGATTAACACCAGCGAAGATTTGATATACATTAATAACAGTAAAGGCACAGCATGGATTGAAATGACCAGTAACGGCAAAATTGATGTTTATGCAAAAGACAGTATTAGTTTTCACACAGAGACAGATTTTAATTTTGTTGCAGATAGAGATATTAATTTCGAAGCTGGTAGAAATATTAATATGATTACTAACGATAATATTAATATGAGCTGTGCTTTAGATTATCATTTGGTTGTTGGTACTGATGGTTACATAAAATGTAAAAACAATTTAGAAACCTCTGTAACAAATGATATGAATACCACTGTTGGTGCAAACATAAATCAAAAAAGTGGCGGCAATACAAGAATAACTGCCGGCGGCACAAGTAATATAAAATCTAGTCATCATAAAGAAACAGCAAACCGTATTGATATGAACGGACCACCAGCAGAAGAAGCAGAAGAAGCAACTTTGCCTGTAAAAGCAAAATTTCCACAACGTGTTCCACAGCACGAACCTTGGCAAGGACACGAAAGTTGGAATCCGTTGGAAACTGCACCAGACAAAACTGAAGCAGTCGACACAGAAAGCCAAGATATACATATGGAAGAAAGACCAGTTCACACAGATAGAACTGCAATGAATGAACTTACACCGGAGGATGAATAATGGCAGATACGTGGGCAGTAAACAATGGGGCTGTAAGTTACGGACCACCTAGGAGAGGTAAAGTCAGTAGAGACAGACCTAATCAAGTAAATTCAAAAGTGCCTGCAGGTAAAGTGGCAACTGTTGGTTACGGTGCAGGTCAAGTTGATCCTAGACTGGCAAGGGCAGCCGCAGCAAAAGAAACTCCTCCAGTGGCAAATCCTGCTGCATATGTTGACGGCATAGGTTGGATGCAAAAAGGAAGACCTAGCACAGCAGAAGTTGCTTCACGCAAACAAACTGCTGCACAACCTAATACAAATGTAGTTACATATTCAGGAACAAATCCTGCAACAAATCCTGCTAAAGTTAGAACAAATATTATTGATGCATCTGGCAAAGAAGCAAACATACTTGTTGATAGTTTCTTACAAGGATTACAAGGTGGATTAAGCAGTATTTTAGGTTCTGCACTAACAGGGTTATTGGGCAAATTGCCTAGTACAATGCAAAATTTATTAAGTAGTACAGGTCTAACAGGTGCTTTAGGAAGTGTTTTTAGCGGTGCTATTGGAAATGCTTTGAATGGGTTAAGTAATGCACTTGGAAATGCGGTTAGTAAAATTGCAGGAGATTTAGGAGCAGCGATAAGTGGAATACCAGGAATAGGTCCTATATTTGATGGCTTTACAAAAAGTTTAGGTGCTTTTACAAATAACTTAAACGGAGCAATAAAAGGATTACCACCTGAGTTACAAAATGTACTCGCAAATGCTGCATTTAACGTTGGTGCAAATCTTGTAGGCCGTGTGTTAAACAAACCTAGAATTTCTTTAAGAGATTCAAAGCGTATTAGAAATAATTTAGGTTATGCGGAAAATCCTGTTGCATTAGCAAATAACTTAGCTAATTCTGCAGATGCATTGAATCGTAAAACATATGCTACAACCGGAGATAGAGCTTTTGCAGATGTAGCTAGTCAAGCAAAAAAAGTAGCAAAAAAGTTTGGTACTAAGTTAGTTAAGAAAAACAGTTTGTATTATGTTGACAACAATGTTTATGGCGATGCAGGAAATGTAAAACAAGTTGTAGATGGACAATTAAGAATTGTCGGACCTAATGTAAAACAATCGATTCCGCAAAGCAAAAGTGATTCACAAGATGTTCCGATTTGTCACACACATCCGGATTATATACGTGAACATAGTGAATATTACTCTCGAAACAGCGTCAACTTTATACCGTTCAATGATTTACAAACTTGCTTGATTACATTTAACAATGACTTTCCTGATCGAGAGCCAAGAACTGCTAACTAAAATTAAGGTAAATACGTTATGGCTACAAGTGAAAAACCTTTATATAAAAATGTTACAATTTCGTCACCTAATCAGGAACCACCTGTAACAACTAAACAGTACAGAGGTGTAAGTACTGTGGCTAATCCACGTGGATTTAATCTATATGATTTAGAAATTATCAAACAAGATATCATCAACCACTTTCATATTCGCAAAGGCGAGAAGTTAGAAAATCCAACTTTTGGTACAATTATTTGGGATATACTTTTTGAACCTTTTACTGAAGATTTAAAAGAACTAATAATACAAGATATTACAGATATTATCAATTATGATCCAAGGATTTCTGTAAATAATGTTACTGTAGATTCTTATGAAAGTGGCTTACAAGTAGATTGTTCTTTGACATATGTTCCTTACAGCATAAGCGAAACAATGCGTTTACGATTTGACCAAAACAATGGTTTAGTTTAATATGCGCAGTTTTTGACTTCAGGTAAATACACTATAAAGCGAGGAACGACATATGTCAACAACAGACAGGCAAAATAGACTTCTATTGGCTGAGGATTGGAAAACAATCTATCAGAGTTTCAAATATGCAGATTTCCAAAGTTATGACTTTGACAATCTACGTAGAACAATGATCACTTATATTAGGGAAAACTATCCCGAAGACTTTAACGATTATATCGAGTCTAGTGAATATCTTGCACTGATTGATTTGATTGCATTTTTAGGTCAAAACCTTGCTTTCCGTACAGACCTAAATGCAAGAGAAAATTATATTGAAACAGCAGAGCGTAGAGAAAGCATTCTCCGTTTAGCACGACTAATCAGTTATAATGCAAGCAGAAACACAGCAGCAAATGGATTACTTAAAATTGATAGTGTTAGCACAACTGAAGATGTATTTGATGCAAACAATAACAATTTAAGTGGACAAACTGTGCTGTGGAATGATGCAACCAACAGTGATTGGTATGAGCAGTTTATCAAAATATTAAATGCAGCATTACCTGCAAACTCACGTTTTGGCCGTCCTGTAAAAAAAGCAACAGTTGATGGTATTGTAACTGAACAATATAGATTTAATGGTACAAACACAGACGTACCTTTGTATTCATTTACAAAAACAATTGATAACAAAACTAGAAAATTTGAATTAGTTAGTGCAGGAATTGAAACTTCGGATAATACCATATACGAAGAAGAACCATTTCCTGGTAACAAACTTGCATTTTTATACAGAGATAATGGACAAGGTGCAGGCAGTTCTAACAGTGGATTTTTCTTCCATTTTAGACAAGGAACAATGAACAACAATGTGTTTAGTATTGCTAATCCAGTTCCAAATACAACTGTAAACATTGATACAGACAACGTAAACGAAACAGATGTTTGGCTTTATAAATTAGACTCAAACGGTGACGAACAAGACTTGTGGACAAAAGTAAGTAACCTTGAGGGTAATAACATTGTTTACAATAGTTTAGAAAAAGGCGTTAGAGATATTTACGGAGTTCTTAGCAAAGTTAATGATAGAATTGCTTTAATTTTCAGCGATGGCGTTTTTGGTAATTTACCTAAAGGTGCATTTAAAGTTTATTACAGAACAAGTGCAAACGAGCAATACAAAATTAATCCTAGTGACTTAATTGGTGTACAAATTCAAGTCCCTTATCTAAGTCGAAACGGAACTAATGAAACATTAAATTTAGTTTTAGATTTGACAACACCTGTATCTAATGCTGATGCAACTGAATCAAACGAAAGCATTCAAACAAATGCACCAAGCACATATTACACTCAAAACCGATTGATTACAGGCGAAGATTATAATATTGGTCCTCTAGGTGTTAGTCAGCAAATTATTAAAACAAAATCAGTAAACAGAACCAGCAGCGGTATAAGTCGTTATTATGATTTGCGTGATGCAACTGGAAAATACAGTAATACATTAATGTTTGGAGATGACGGCAGTGTATACACAGAAGATCTTGCGAAAAAATTTAGTTTTGATTTTACAACTAAAACAGATATCGAAGCAGTAATAAACACACAAGTCACAGAAATAATCAAACATACACAAACTAAAAATTTCTATTACAAATATTTTGACAGAAATGCCAGTGTTGCTGATTTGAATTTTGTATGGAATCCGACAACAAATGATACTAATCAAAGTTCGGGTATTTTCCAAGACCAATTCCAAATTCCTGTTGCAGTTAGTAGTTTTACAGCAAGCACAATGCGTTTTGTGGCACCAGGAAGTTTAGTAAAATTCACTGCTCCGATAGGGTCTTGTTTTGACAAAGACAATACTATCCAGGCAAGAACACCAAATACTTTAGGAGATAAATTATATATTTGGACAAAAGTTGTTAGTGTGTTCGAAAATGGCACTGTACAAGATATTGACAGTGATTTAGGTCCTATAATTTTAAATGACAATATTCCTGCTAATTCAATATTATCAGAAATTATTCCAGTGCTTAATACAACAATTGTTGCAGACTCATTATCACAAATGGTTGATCAAGTTTTTGCATATAAAACATTTGGATTAAGATATGATGTTGAAACAACAAATTGGAAAGTTATTACAAACAGTAATTTAGATACAGTAAATGATTTTAGTACAGCAAGAGCTGGAGATGCCACTGGCACTAATCAAGACAGTAGTTGGATATTCTTATTTGAAACTGACGGAGAAACATACACTGTTACCCACAGAGGTTTACGTTATGTATTTGAAAGTGATGAACAAATACGTTTTTACTTTGATGGCAATGATAGAATTTATGACAGTAAAACAGGTCAAATTATTGTAGATACAATTGAGGTTTTAAGTAATAATAATGCACCAGACAGTCTTACTAGTTTTACACAAAATTGGAAATGGCAAGTTATATCTGAATATAGATCAGATGCTGGTTATGTAGACAGTAAAAAATTAGAAGTAGGATTTGTAGACAGCGACAATGATGGTGTAATTGATGATCCTGATTTGTTTACTCAAATTGTTGCACCAGATAATTTGCCTGATACAAAATATATTTTCGCACAAAAAGTTATTCGTAATGATATTGAAACTTATGAATATGCATCAGCATCTGACAATAATATTTTAGTGTATCCAAATGAAGGAGCATTAGGTCCTTACAGTGGATATGGTAGTAGTGCAAAATTCTATATTACCAGTAAAGATGTTTTCAAAGTAATCAACAGTGCAGGCACTGGTTTAGAATTGAATATAGATTGGAAAGCATATAAAGGTAGAGATAAATTAAGATTTAATTATAAACACGCTGCTGCCGAAAACCGCAGAATAGATCCAAGCAGTAGTAATATTATTGATTTGTATTTGTTAACAAAAACCTATGATACTGAATACAGAAAATTCTTAAAAGGTGATGTTACGGAACAACCATTGCCTCCTAGCAGCGATGCACTATATTTAAATTTTGGACAAGATATTAAAAAAATTAAAAGTATATCAGATGAGTTGATTTATCATCCTGTAAAATATAAACCATTGTTTGGCAGTATAGCTGATGCGGATTTACAAGCTACGATAAAAATTGTTAAAAACAGCGGTAGAGTTGTAAACGATAATGATATTAAATCAAGAGTAATTGACAGTATAAACGAATATTTTGCACTAGAAAATTGGGACTTTGGAGAAACTTTTTATTTTAGTGAATTAGCTGCATATGTTATGAAACAAGTATCACCTGATGTTGCAAGTATTGTGCTCGTGCCAAAAAGTGACACACAAGTATTTGGCAGTTTGTATGAAATTGTGTGTGAGAACGATGAAATTTTTGTTAACGCTGCAAGTGTTGCAGATGTTGAAGTTATAGATAGTATTACTGCTGCTAGACTTAAAGCAACAGGTACTGTTGTTACTAGTGATGAGGTTTTGAATACTGGAATTCAAAGTTCAGTAACAAATACATATATTATTACCGAAGGAAATAATTAATAATGTCTTATGATAAAAATCAAAACGAGTACCCTGTTCCAAGTCGTGATGACAGTAAAAGAACAAATGCTGCATTGTTACCAAGATTTTTTCGTACAGATGCAAATAAAAAGTTTATAGGCAGTACATTAGATCAGCTTACATCACCTGGTGTTGTTGAAAAAATAAATGGATTTGTTGGAAGCAGAGAAGCAAAAGCTACAACAACAAATGATTCTTATGTTGAAGACGTATCAAAACATAGACAAGATTATCAACTAGAACCATATACAATTATTGAAGATACATTAGGTAATGTAGAATTTGATGCAGATTATTTAGATTTGCTAGGACAAATTTCTGCTTTCGGAGGCGACACAAGCAATCATGATAAAATGTTTGCGCAAGAATTTTATGCTTGGAATCCGCATATTGATTTTGACAAGTTCACAAACTTCCGTGAATATTATTGGTTACCAAATGGACCACAAGAAGTTCCTGTAAGAGGAACAGGTATTGACGTTGTAAGCACATTAAAAGTCAGACTTGAATATGACGGCGGGGATGCAGCATTTGTATTCACACCCGATGGTGTAACACGAAACAAAGTTTTAACACTGTACAGGGGTCAAACTTATAGATTTGAAGTAGATACTCCAGGCCATCCTTTTGGTATTGCTTTAAGCAGATTAAAAAATGTTCCTTATGCCGACAGCACACAGTATGTAGAAAACCTTTATTTACAAGGTGTAACAATCACAGGCGAGTATGATGATACAGTGGTTGATAGAACCGATTTAGTAGAAACTGGTTTTATTACAAAAGGTGTGTTAGAATTTACTATACCAGGAAATGCACCTAACAATTTATATTATATTAGCCAGAATGATATTAATGTAAGCGGTAATATAAATGTTTTTGACATTGAAGAATCTACAGCAATCAATGTAGAAGATGAAATTATTGGTAAAAAAACTTATAGAACAGCAGACGGTTGGGACTTTACCAACGGAATGAAAATTTATTTTCAAGGAAACGTTACACCAGAATCTTATGCTGAAGGATTGTATTACATTGAAGGTGTAGGAGATTCAATCGAACTTGTTGCAGTTAAAGATTTGCAAGTTCCTGCAATTTTTACACAAGATACACAAGTACCATTTGATATTAATCCCTTTGATAGAGTACCATTTGGAGATGCAAAAAGTTTTGCAGGCACAAAAGATTATGTTTGTATCAATCGTAGAGATAAAAGCAAAAATCCTTGGAGTAGATATAACCGTTGGACACATAAAAGTGTAATCGAAAAGAGTGCAGAAATAAACAATCAGCCAATTGAAATTTTTGAAGATTTACGAGCTCGTAGACCTATTATTGAATTTGAACCAGATCTAAA